TTGCTCGAAGTTAAAGGAGATAGTGTTGAAGGCATGTACGATAGTGCTAAGGATTGTGCTATGATTTCTAAATATGCTGGTGGTATCGGTATGAACGTTCATAAAATTCGTTCTCGTGGTTCTGTTATTAGGGGAACAAATGGCAAATCTACTGGACTTATTCCATTCCTTCGTGTAATTAACCAAACATTACTTCATATTAATCAAGCCGGAAAACGTAATGGAAGTGCTGCTGTATATCTTGATCCTTCTCATCCTGATGTATTTGATTTTATTTCACTTCGTCGTAATACTGGTTCTGAAGAGGAAAGGTGCAGAGATCTTTTCATTGCCCTATGGATCCCTGATCTCTTTATGAAAAGGGTTAAGGAAAATGGAATGTGGTCTTTAATTGATCCCTTTGAATGCCCTGGTTTAGAAGATGTATATGGTGACGAATATGAAGCATTATATACAAAATACGAACAAGAAGGACGCGCTAAAAAGACTGTTAAGGCACACGAATTATGGATTGAAATTCTACGTAGTCAAATTGAAACAGGTGGTCCTTATATGCTATACAAGGATAAATGCCAAATGTCTAATCAACAAAACTTAGGTGTTATTAAATGTTCTAATCTTTGTAGTGAAATCCTAATTCATAGTTCTCCTGACGAATATGGTGTATGTAACTTAGCATCTATTGTTCTACCTACTTATATTGATGAAAAAGAAGATGGTTCAAAGTTCTTTAACTTTGAAAAGTTCCATAGAGTTGTAAAGAAAATCACAAAAAATATGGATAAAGTAATTGATAAAAACTTTTACCCTACTCCTGAAACCAGAAACTCTAATATGAGACACCGTCCTATTGGTATTGGTATTCAAGGATTGGCAGACGTTTATATGATTCTACGTATTCCTTATGAATCTCCTGAAGCTTATAAATTGAATAGAGATATTTCTGAAACTATGTATCACGCTACTTTAGAATCTTCTATGGAAATTGCTAAAGAAAGATCTGTATTGATTGATGAATTGAATGAACTAATGAAGTTTGAAGCGTATGGTTCAACATTAAGCGACACAGAAGAGAAACGTCTTGAATATCTTAAGAAATCTATTACATTTATTCCTGAAGAACATAAACTTATAAAATATTCAGGTGCTTATAGTAGTTTTGAATCAAGTCCTGCTGCTAAAGGTATTCTTCAATTTGATATGCATGGTGTAAAACCAGAAATGTATGATTTCGACAAATTAAAAGAAGAAATTAAGAAGTATGGTCTTCGTCATTCTCTATTGATTGCTTTGATGCCTACAGCAAGCACAAGTCAAATTATGGGTTATACTGAGTCTTTCGAAGCACTTACATCAAATATTTACCAAAGAAGAACACTTGCTGGTGAATTTACTGTTATCAATAAGTATTTGATTAAAGATTTGCTAGATTTGAATATTTGGAATCAAAGTATGAAAGAACGTATTATTGCTGGTGAAGGAAGTATTCAACATATTGGAGAAATCCCTGAAAATATCCGTAATCTTTACAAGACTGTTTGGGAAATTAAACAAAAAGTATTGATTGAACAATCTAAAGATAGAACTCCTTATACTTGTCATACACAATCATTAAATCTTTATCTTGAAGATCCAGACTTTAACAAACTTACAAATATGCATTTCTATAGTTGGACTAATGGTCTAAAGACAGGATTATATTACTTACGAACCAGACCTAAGGCTAAAACTATGGCATTTACTATTGATGTCGAAACAATTAAAAATACACAAAAAGCAAAAGAAATTAAAGAAGAAGAAATAGCTGCCTGCCGTTTAGATAATCCGGAAGGATGTCTTATGTGTAGTGCTTAGATTTGTTTAAAATATATAATAAATAAAATTTCACCTTTGGACATTACTTAATATTTTATCTTTAACTTATTTTAGTTAAAATTAGTTAAATAAAAATTTGATTTAGAAAAATAATAATATATATATTATAAACAACAATGAGTAAATATGCTTGTGAAAAGTGCGGTAGAGAATTTAAACAAAAGGGACATTATACAACTCACCTAAATAAGAAAAATCCCTGTGTAAATGAATTAAAAATCAAAGAAATTGTTTATAAAGCTGTTGAAGAAAAAATTTCAAAAATTAAAAATAATAGTATATTTGACATTGTGGAAGATGAAACCATTATAGAACCATTTGATCAGAAAGATACTAAAAGTAATAAAACTAATATTATTGAAATTAAAAATGCTAAAGTAGTCCGTGAAGAAGGTCTGGATAAATTTTATACCATACCAAGTTATTCAAAAAAATGTATTGATAAAGTATTTAAATTATATGATAAAAGTAATTTTGATTTAATTGTTGAACCCAGTGCTGGCAATGGCAGTTTCTTTAATCAGTTAGAATTTGAAAACAAAGTTGGAATAGACATATCTCCTGAAAATGAAAATATTGTAAAAATGGACTTCTTTGATTACCATCCTCCAACAAATAAAAATAATATATTAGTTATTGGTAATCCTCCTTTTGGGAAAGTAAGCTCAATAGCAATTAAATTCTTTAATCATTCTTCCAAATGGTCTAATGTTATTGCGTTTATTATTCCAAGAACTTTTAGACGACCAAGCATTCAAAATAAACTAAATAAAATGTTCCATTTAACTTATGATGAGGATGTTTCAACTAAACCCTGTTGCTTTAGTCCTCAAATGATGGTAAAATGTTGTTTTCAAATATGGGAAAAAAAAGATTTTGAAAGACCTTTTATTGATTTACCAACAAAACACAAAGATTGGGAATTCTTATCATTTGGACCAATTGATGAATACGGACAACCTACACCACCAAATGGTGCTGATTTTGCTATGAGAGCTTATGGTGGTAAAATTGGTGAAATAGTAAAAATAAAGTTAGATAAATTAAGACCAAAAAGTTGGCATTGGATTAAAAGCAATATAAACAAAGAAGAATTAATAAATAGATTTAATCAATTAGATTATTCAGATAGTTTAAACACAGCAAGACAAAATTCAATGGGACGAGGCGAACTTGTAAGATTATATAGCGATTTTATTAACTCTATAATTTAATAATTCAATCCAACATTTATCACCATATTTTGGACGAAGAACATATTCTTTTGAATTATCAATATTATTTAAATCATCAATAGTTATTTCACCAAGCTTTCGAATTGTTCCGTGAGCATATCCGCCATATTTTACTATTAGTGGTTTTATATTTTCTTTATTTAATTTGAAAATATATAATTCGCCTAAATTATCTAAATTGGTATAATCAATATAATATGCTGTTAATATATATTCGCAATTGTGGTTCATTCGTAATTGAACAAAATTAAATTTATTATTTTCTTTTCCTCCATTTGAGGCTTTTATTTCAACATTTGTTTCATTACATTTTAAATCACCATTACATAAAGAAGCATTATTTTTTGTCATTTTATATTTTATTTTAATATATTTTTCTAATACTGGACCAGTAAATTGACCTGACAAATTATTATATTTACAATAAGTATGTGCGTCTTTCAATGATGGAAGTGCCATTATAGTTTCTGTGTGTATTTTATTTGAAAAAGAACTATCTAACAATTGTTTTAGTTTAATTTTAGTTTCATTATGATATTTATTATTTTTTTTTGGAATTTTATATATTTCTCCTTCTAAATTTTCATTAACAGTAGCATCAATTTCAAGGGTTTCCATTTCTATATATTGTATTATGATAAGTATTTAATTTATAAAACCAATTCATTTTTTTATAAATAGCTAAATACCCTTTTATAATTACTTTCTCCTTTTAAAGTAGAAAAATATAACAACATTTAATTATATGAACCAAACTGATAAATTGCCATTTATAGTAATATTAGATTGGGATAATACCATAGTAGGTAAAGTAGATTATCAATCTCAAAAATATTCATTAGAACAACATTATAAAAAGTTTGGATTAAAAGTAAAAAAAAATAGTAAAGTTCCAAAAGCTTTTAATAAAGATAGTAAATTAGTTAGACCATATTTTTTTAACTTTATAACAGAATTAACAGACTATTTTCAAGGAAATATCTATTTTTTCATTTATACAGCAAGTGAAAGAAAATGGGCTAATACTGAAATATCCTGGTTAGAAAAATCACACGGAATTAAGTTTCAAAGACCTATATTTACAAGAGACGATTGTATAGTTGATAAATCTGGTAGTTATAGAAAATCTATTTCAAATATTTTCCCACGTATGTTACGTTCTATGGCATTAACAAAAATATCTAAAGAACAAAAAACAGAGCTATTACATCAAAGATTGTTAATAATTGATAATAATGCTGTATTTAATGATATGAAAGAACATTTATTAATATGTCCTGATTATAATTTTATGGTTTTTGAAAATCTATTAGAAGATATACCATTATCATATTTACAAAATCCAAATATTAGACAGCATATTTTAAGTTTAATTAATATGGGCTTAATATGCCCATTCTTTGGTAAAAATGATGATATTAATCAACAAATGTATAAAAAATATGAATGGTTAGCCATTAAATGTAAGCATATTAGTGAGAATAATGCATATTCTATTAAAGATATTTTCTTTAAATATCTAACAGGTCTGATAGTAAAAAATAATTTAAAAATATTTACTCCTAATGTTATAAAGCAACTACAAACATTAGTATGGAAGAAAATAGAGAAGAAGGACAAAAAAGACAAGAGAAACAAGAAATAGAAAAAATAAATAATATTATAATTAGTTTTGATATTGGTATTAAAAATCTTGGATGTTGTATTCTTGAATATAACGAACAAAGTAATAATGCTAACATTATACACTGGGATTTACACAATTTAGTTGATGAAAATAGAAAAACAAAACCAAGTATTTCACAATTAAGTAATAGTATATTTAATGAAATGGATAATATTGTTTCAAAATGTTCTCATATAGATTATGTATTATTAGAAAATCAACCATCAAGAATAAATGGAACTATGAAAACAATACAAATGATTATATACTGTTATTTCCAACTAAGTAAATATAATACAAACTCTATTAAGGGGGATGTATTACTTATATCTCCAAGTAAAAAGACATTAGAACACCCTTATGATATAGATATAAGTTTGTGTAAATTAAAGAATAGATACGGGCAAACTAAATGGAAAGGTATTGAATTAACAAAGAAATATATAGAAAACTGTGAAAGTCTTGGGACTTATTTATCAAGTTTTAAGAAGAAAGATGATATTTGTGATGCATTATTACAAGCAATTTCTTGGTTAAGAAAAAATAATTATGATATTTTAACAATCGGTGATAATATTAAAAATAAATGCGTTACTTTAATTTAAAAAGATATCCTTAGAATAATTAATAAGATTAATCAATATGGAAAATCCTTCAATTATGATTCGTTCTAACGATGATAATAATATTATCGAAATAGATGATGATAAACCGCAAACATTTAATAAACCAAGTTTCTTTTCATCTACTAATATGAATTCTTCCCTTGGTACAGATTTACTTATTAATAAAAATAAAATTAGTAAAGATGCTTTATCACGTTCTTCCTCTATTAGTAGTGGTAGTAGTATAAGAAGTGATAATAGTGACAGAAATGACAATAGCAGTGAATACTCTGATACTGATAGTGATTCAGACAATTCAAATGGAAACGATTTCTTTAATAAACCTGCTTTCAAGGGATATGGAAACAACAATAATGATACAAATGATATGTTTGGAGCAAGAATTAGCGCTGAGAGAAATAGATTAGAAAATGAAATTAATGAAAAGAAAGAAATATTATACCAAATGGACCGTCTTGAATCAAAAGGGTTTAGATTACCACGTAAGTTTAGTATGCAATCAGAGCTTGAAGAAATGAGAGCTGAATACCACCGTGTTCTAAGAGAAAAAGAAGTAGATGCTAGTATTCGTTTCCAAAGAAAAATGTTGATGGCTTTTGTAACAGGTATTGAGTTTTTAAATACAAGATTCGATCCATTCGATATTAAACTTGATGGATGGTCAGAACAAGTTAATGAAAATGCAAATGATTATGATGATATATTTGAAGAACTACACGATAAATACAAATCAACTGGTTCAAAAATGGCTCCTGAATTACGTTTATTAATGAGTTTGTCCGGTAGTGGTTTTATGTTCCATCTAACGAATAGTATGTTTAAACAACAACCTCTCCCTGGTGTAGAGCAAGTATTACGTTCTAATCCAGAATTAATGAAACAATTCCAACAAGCAGCTTCTCAACAAGCATCAAATTTACAACAAATGTCCTCAGGACAAATGCCGTCTATGTCTCAAACACCCCCTCAACGACCTGCTCAACAACAAGGAATGGGAGGAATGTTTGGAATGATTGGTAATCTTTTCGGGGGAGGTGGTGGTATGCCAGGAGAAATGCC